CGTATGTTTATTGATCCGATACTCGACCTAGACCTTGGGTTGTTGGAACAGCACTTGGAAGACACGCAAGACCGTAAGGATAAACTACTGCGCGATGCAGGGGTGACAGATAAGAAAGACTTGATGTCAAATCTCAAGTTCGCTGACATGCTACGTGATCTAAACGTCGAGCCGCCAATGAAGATCAGTCTGACAACAGGCAAGGAGACGTACGCCTTTGCTAAGAGTGACGAAGACTTCAAGGCATTACAGGAACATGAGGATGATCGTGTGCAATCTCTAGTAGCGGCACGCCTTGGAAATAAATCTACCCTTGAGGAAACACGTACACAGAGGTTTATAGGTATCTCTAAACGTGGACGTTTACCTGTACCGATTAGGTACTACGCGGCGCACACGGGTCGATGGGGTGGAGCAGATAAGATTAACTTACAGAACCTACCGAGCCGTGGACTAAATGGTAAGAAGTTAAAGAAGGCCATCATTGCACCAGAAGGACACACAGTTGTCGAAGCCGATTCGTCCCAAATCGAGGCACGGGTACTCGCGTGGTTTGCAGGACAGAATGATTTAGTAGACCAGTTCTCCAAGGGTGAGGACGTGTATAAGTACATGGCTTCAAGTATATATAACGTGGCTGTAGAAGATGTAACTAAAGATCAAAGGTTTGTAGGCAAGACTACAATTCTAGGTGCGGGCTACGGCATGGGCGCAGAGAAGTTCGGCATGCAGTTGAAGACGTTCGGGTTTGAGGTGTCTGAGGACGAAGCGAGACGGATTATATCTATCTACCGAGAAGCTAACTTCAAGATAAGCAAGGTATGGAGAGACGCTAACTATATGGTTAAGCAGTTGGCTAACCATCGAGCGGTGCAGTTTGGAAAGAAGGGTATCATTGGAGTAGACCCTGAGAACCAAGCCTTGATAGTACCTAACGGTCTAAAGATATTTTATCCTGATTTACATGGGGAGCAGTCTGAGAGTGGTTTCGAATATACATACAAAGTACGTCGGGGTCGAACCCGTATATACGGCGGTAAAGTTATCGAGAACGTGTGTCAGGCTATAGCGCGTTGCATAATAGGTGAGCAGATGCTACTAATTAATAAGAAGTATAAAGTAGTGCTTACTGTACACGATTCGATTGCATGTTGTGTACCCGACGAAGAAGTCGCTGAAGCACAAGCATACGTGGAGAGATGTATGAGATGGACACCAGACTGGGCAGAGGGCCTTCCTGTCGATTGCGAAAGTGGCACTGGCAAATCATACGGAGATTGTGAATGAGTAAAGCCGCGCCGTGGTCGTTTAGTCGGATCAAAGCATTTGAGCAATGCCCCAAACAGTTCTACCATGAGAAGGTACTCAAGCAGTATCCGTTCAGAGAAACCGAGGCCATGCGCTACGGTACTGAGTTTCACAAGGCATGTGAGGATTACATAGGTAAAGGTACTCCTGTACCCGCCAAGTTTAACTTTATAAAACCTACGTTGGATTCCCTTAACGACAAAAAAGGCAAGAAGATAGTGGAGCAGAAGTTAGGCTTGACCGCTGACCTAGAACCCTGCAGTTTCTTTGCAAAAGATGTATGGTTTCGAGGCATTGTTGATCTTGCGATCATAGACAAAGAAACTGGGGTGGGTTGGATTATTGACTACAAGACAGGCAGATCGGCGAAGTATGCTGACAAAGGTCAGTTGGAGTTGATGGCGTTGACAATCTTCAAACATTATCCCGAGGTCACTAAGCTAAATGCAGGGCTGTTATTCGTTATCGCCAAGAGCCTTGTAAAAGCTGAGTACGAAATAGACTTACAGCAACTTCTATGGGGGAAATGGTTAGCAAACTATGCTAAGATGGAGAAAGCGTTCGAGGTGGATGTTTGGAATCCAAAGCCATCTGGTCTGTGTAAACGACACTGTCAAGTAGTTGAGTGTCCCCATAATGGAGCAAACTAATGCCATATGTAAATAAACCCCGCCCATATAAAAAAGAATACCAACAGCAGAAAGCGAGAGGAGAACACGAAGCTCGTATGGAGCGACAACGCGCCAGACGTGCAATGGATAAGAAAGGTAAAGATGCCAATAAGAATGGCAAAGCCGACAAGCGAGAAGGTAAAGATATCGCTCACAAGAAGGCACTAAGTAAAGGCGGCACAAATAAGGATGGAGTAACTGTCCAGAGCCGTAAGAAAAATCGAGCCGCGGGTGGTGCTATGAGCAGCCCCAAGAAAAAAAGGTAGTGACTCACTACTACGGAGAACAACATGGAAATTTTGCGGGATAAAGCAATAATGCTACGGGTACGCAACCCAAAGCAAATAACAACAGCTATCCCCAACAGCAAGGAGCTACCTATGAACAAGGTCGTCGTAAAGTGGGGATTAGATGAAGTTCTATCCCTGCGTTCGTTAAATATAAATGCACCATCACCGATTACAAAACGGTACAGTTGGCCGGGGCAATACACGCCCTTCGATCACCAGAAAGACACCGCGTCTTTTATGACGCTGAACAAGAAGTCCTTTTGCTTTAACGAGCAAGGCACGGGTAAAACTGCATCGGCTATATGGGCGGCAGATTATCTTATGACCCAAGGCAAAGTTAAACGTGTGCTTGTTGTATGCCCTTTGTCGATTATGGATAGCGCATGGCGCAACGACTTGTTCTCCTTCGCTATGCACCGCACGGTAGATGTAGCGCACGGGAGCAAACAGAAACGCAAGAAAATAATAAATAGCGGTGCTGAGTTCGTAATCATTAACTACGATGGTGTTGAAGTTGTCAGAGACGAGATTGCGGCAGGGGGATTTGATCTGTTTATCGTTGACGAGGCTACACACTACAAGAACGCACAGACAAAACGGTGGAAGACACTAAACAAACTAATCAAAGAAGACGATTGGTTGTGGATGATGACAGGTACACCCGCCGCACAAAGTCCAGTTGATGCCTATGGCCTAGCTAAACTTGTGAACCCTCTTTCAGTACCGAGGTTCTTTGGTGCATGGAGAGATATGGTCATGTGGAAAGTCACGCAGTTCTCTTACAAACCTAAAGAGACCGCCAAAGATACAGTGTTCCACGCACTACAACCCGCGATCAGGTTTACCAAAGAAGAGTGCCTTGACTTACCCGACATGATCTACACTAAGCGCTTTGTCGAGATGACTCCACAACAGAAGAAATACTACGAAACATTGCGCAAGCAGATGTTAATGCAGGTAGCAGGGGAGTCCGTGACTTCGGCCAACGCCGCGATCAACATGAACAAGCTACTGCAAATTAGCGCGGGTGCAGTTTATACTGACGATGGAGATTCGGTAGAGTTTGACATTAGGAGTCGGTACCAAGCGTTAAGGGAGACTATTGACGAGAGTAGTAAGAAAGTAATTGTGTTTGTTCCGTTCCGACATACCATCGACATGCTAGTACAGAAGCTACGAGGAGACGGCATCACGTCTGAGGTTATACGAGGAGATGTTTCTGCGTCTAACCGCACAGAGATATTTGACAGGTTCCAATCAAAACCTGATCCGAAGGTTCTAGTAATCCAACCACAGTCTGCCGCGCATGGTGTGACCTTGACTGCGGCGAATACAATAGTATGGTGGGGGCCTACTTCTTCTTTGGAGACTTACCTACAAGCTAACGCCCGTATCCATCGTGCGGGACAAGACCAAAAGTGTACTGTAATCCAATTAGCGGGGTCTGCCGCGGAAAAACGTATTTACCGCATGCTAGACGAACGTATAAACATACACACTGCGATGATAGATTTATATAAAGAAATACTTGACTAACTACCATACAGTCGTATATGACAGTAAAACAAGTATAAAACGGAGAACAACATGGCTGTGTCAATAGACAAGTTAGTTAAGGCGTACACTAAGATACGTGACAAACGATCGGAGTTAACTTCCAAATATAAAGAGGAAGAGGGCAAACTCCGTGAGCAACAGGACAAGGTAAAACTTGCCCTGTTGGAATACTGCAAGGAACACGAAGTTGATAGTGTACGCACTGCATCGGGTTTGTTCTATCGCACTGTGAAGCAACGCTACTGGACGAGTGACTGGGAATCTATGCACAATTTTATTATGACTAATGAAGTCCCTGAGTTCTTTGAGAAGCGTTTAAATCAAACCCATGTACGTCAGTTCATTGAGGAAAACCCTGACCTAGTACCGGCAGGTCTCAATGTGGATTCTGAGTACGCAATATCTGTGAGGAAAAAATGAGTGATATTGAATCGCCATATGTGAATATAAATACTGTAGTGGATTACTTCCAAGTGTCCCTATCTACAATTCGCAAGTGGGTATATACAGGTGAAATCCCTGCGAGTAGTTACATAAAGGTGGGTGATATCTACCGGTTTCGGCTCAATGAAGTGGAAGCGGCATTAGCTTCTAAAACCGACAAGGCTCAAAAAGAAGCCTCAAAAACAAATTCAGAAGGAGAATAGTACATGTCAGAAGTATCATTGTTTGGAGAAGGCAACTCCCTAGTAAGTAGCGACCTGTTTAAACAACTGCAGGAAGCTGATGATAACTTAGCCGGTGGTAGTGGTGGTGGCGGATCAAACCGTATCAGCCTACGTGGTGGTCGTTTCCGTCAAATGGTTAGCGGTGAGCAAGTCAATGTTAAGAGCGATGGTCTCTTGAACGTAGTCGTTATCAACGCGGCAAAGTTATCGCGTACATATTACGCAGGGGCATACGATCCTGAGAACCCAACTCCACCTGCTTGTTGGTCTCCCGATACACAAACCCCATCTAAAGATGTACCTGCGGATACCCGCCAAGCGTCTCGTTGTATGGATTGCCCACAGAACATTAAGGGTTCTGGACAAGGCGAGAGCCGTGCATGTCGTTACAATCAGCGTGTTGCTGTAATGCTCGAAGGCGAGTACGACACTGTATACCAACTGCAGTTACCCGCTACGTCTATATTTGGCGAAGCTAAAGATGGTAAGATGGGCATGCAAGCATACGCTAAGTATCTTAAAGCTCACAAGACGCCGTCTATCGCTGTGCTTACACAGATGTATTTTGACGAAAACAGTGACACACCTAAACTGTTCTTCAAGCCAGTCCGTCCATTGACTGAGGAAGAACTAAATCAAGCTGTGTCCATGAAAGATAGCGATGACGCTATTAAAGCAATTACGTTGACTGTTTCACAAACCGATAAGGTAGAGACGAAACGTAATGGATCAGTGGCAAAGCAAGAGCCTGTACTCGACGATGCACCTGAACCTAAGAAGGTCGCCAAGAAGAAAGAGGTTACTGCTCCCTCTCCTGACGAGGCCGATCTTGCTTCTATCGTAGACAACTGGGACGACTGAGGGGTCAGTCACCTAGTTTAACGATAGGCAGTCGCGGCGGGTTTGTTACCCTTTCGAGAGTCCGCCGCGACATATTTTTGGAGCAGAAACAATGAACAACTTAGACTTTTTAAAAGGATTACTCAGCGACTCAGGTCACTATTGCGTGTTTGCCGCTAAAGGTGATGTACGTATACAGAAGTTTTACGATACTATTGAAGACACAGAAAGAGCTACACGTAAGTTTATAGCAGACGGGCTGAACACATACTTTGCTTTAAGCACATTTAAAGAACCAACCAAGGATGCAGGTCGTAAAGGTACGAACGCACACGAGTTGAAGTCTTTCTTCCTCGACTTGGATTGTGGACCAACATACGAATATCCTACTAAAGAAGCCGCAGTATCCGCAGTGCGTGATTTCTGTAAGAAGTTATCCCTACCTAAACCCTTGATGATTAATAGTGGGCGTGGTGTGCATGTATATTGGCCTCTTACCGAAGCACTTTCGGCGGAGCAGTGGGCTGTGGAAGCTGACAGATTAAAGCGGTGCTGTTCTGAGAACGGATTACTTGCTGACCCTGCTGTTACTGCTGACGTAGTACGTATCCTGCGTATGCCTAACTCAAAGAACTATAAGGAAGACCCGCCTTTACCAGTAGAGTTTCTTGGCGTGTCTATGCCAGAACCTGTTATGCTTGAAGATTTTACATCCAAGCTAGGGGTAT